ACTCTTCCAGAATCCATCCTGTACCCCGCACCAATACACAAAAGACCATTGCCGTCGGCAACGATTGCCTAGGCTTCAACTTCTCGGGCAACGACTCCACCAAAGTAAGCATCCTGCAACGCGGTGTAGTCACAGGTTTACCGCTCATGAAAAACCTGACTCCCTTCACCTCATGGCACTTTTGATAATCGTCATAGGTGATCGTGTTACCGCTGGTGATCTGGGAGTCGTACACACCGGTACCGGGCCGCGCCGCCACACTCGTCGCAGGCTGGAAACAGTTCCAAGCCGATCTACAGGACTTCGCTCCGCCGAGGTGGTGCCGGAGACCGTCGGCAAAACGCCGGAATCCTTGCCAGCGCTGCGCATCGAAGTTACCGGCATGGTCACCGCCAGCAACCTGGAGCAATTCAAAGCTCACTGGAAGAGCTGCCGGCAGATCCGGAGTCTGGCGCTCGCCAACGCGATATTCGATTTCTTATACCGCTGGACGATCTACATCGGCGCCATTTGTCGCGATGAGAGCGGCGCCGAGTACATCAAGTCGCTCGAGATCTCGCCGGAGGGCATCTACAAGGTCGAGCGCCTGACGGATGTGATCGAGCATTACTACTTGGAACTGCGCAATAGCGCGAACCCGGCCCATCTGGTGGCTTCAGGATGGATCGCTATTCCGGACGAAGTTTCGATGGATGAAGCCGAAGCCGCGAAGCTGTTCTACGCCGCCGGCGCCTGGCATCAGGTGAAGGTAGCTGCGTGAGACGTTCCAGACCCCAACAACGCAAACGACAGACCTGGCTGGAATCGCCGGCCAGCGGAATTGAAGAGGTAGGCCATGACCATGGATCAACAGGCACGATCTGCAAAGAGCTCAGCCAAGCGCAAGGATCTTGGCGAGAAAGATTGCGTGTTCGCAAAGGGCGAGAAGGAAGACCTGAAGGTCCTGATGGACTGGACCAGCGACAAGCAGCAAGGATCTGTGATGGCGGCCTGCCTGCGATATGTTCGGTCGCTCGGCCGCGAAGGCGCGATTGAGGCACTTCGTTCGCGCCGCAAAATAGAAGTAAGCGAAAACGTGGCGGCGGAACTCTACGCTCGAGGACAGCGTCAAGCTTCAAAGCTTGACGCTGAAGACGCCTAACCAAATTTAAGACTTAAACCCATGAACCACTTGAGCCTTAGCTTATGTGGGACTGATTTCTCTGGCAGTAATCAGTTATTTCAGAAGCCGCATCACTCTGTTTTTTGGATAAAGCTTCGATTTTTTCTGTTGTTTCTTTATTGAATGGACGTTTAGTTTTGTCATAAAACCTCTCAAGCGTCTTGGCAGCTTTTTTGAAAGTCTTAAGCCTCGCTTCAACTCCTGCCGCGAAATCGTCTGGTGTCACACCTAATCTCCTTGATCCGGCTCCATGCCGGTCACCCGTAATACCCCATATCAACGAATCACGCCAGCCAGCGAGGGCTTTCAGCAACTACCACCCCACCCACGAAATGCAGTACGGCGAGATGGCCGAGACGCTTCCGCTTAAAGAGTGGTTGGTCCTGCCGTTCAAGCATGATTGGGACGATCTCGACTGGAACCGGGAAGCCCGCGAAGATCTGGTCAAGGTGTGGACAGCCACTCGAAGTCAGGCCAAATATAAGGCCTACGAACAGCTTCAGGATTACTGCCACAGCATCAAGGCGATGCTGCACTTCAAGGTCCGGCGCGCCAAAGCGCACTAAACCTCATGAATAGGCGGATAGTTTCTAGCAACGGCTTCTAGCGCAAGAAGCAGGTGCCGCCTCAGGTATAAGCGCTTTTCTCCGTAGTAAATGGCAATGTCATCTGCGAAATCGCAACCAAGCTTAACGCCGTTTAGACTAAACGCATTAGGGGACAGGCCCGAGACAACGTTAAACGTGAATTTTCCTAGATCTTCGAAAAGATGCTCACCACTACCAATGTGGCAAGCGGCGTTTCTGCACTCCCTGACAAGGTCGGTCACGTCGTTAATTTTATCGGTTAGTTCGACGTGGTCTGCGAACGCCACTCTCATCTCATCCTTGCTCGACTTACCCAGCAAGTCATTCAAGTTAATTAAAAGCGTTACGACGGCGGGTTCGAAAAGTGGATTTGAAATTCCTGACGATGAAAATATGCCGGAATTGAAGATCTCCTGACACTTCCGGATGGATGTCTGGATGTCGCCGCTGCGAAGCCACGCCGCAAAGCTTTGTTCTGCATCTGCCATCTGCTTCTCCATTCCGGCCCTATGCCGGGACGAACACAAATACCCCACATCCACGAATATTTCTAGAAGGTCCTCCAGAGGCTAGTGATTTTCTCACTACTAATTTCTTCCTCCAGCTGGATTAATCGCTTCAACTCAGAGAGTCGACCTTTGACAAAGTTGCTAAACGTCGACTCATGCTCTTCGCCTTTTGCTTGTGTCACCTCTTTCAAAAATGAAGAGTTTAGAACATCTACCACCAAGCTTTCGTAAGAGTCATAATCAGAATAGCTTTTCACATGAACGCCGCCGGACCAACTGGATATAGCTCCAAACTGAGACACCTTCAAGCTATTTATTTTAAACAATAAATCAGATCTCAACTCTTCCACACAGTTAGATCGTCTAATCTCAGAACAAAGATCCCAAAAATCCTGTTCAATAGAGAGGTGCTCGGGATCAAAAGAATAATTAAAATTCAAAAAAACCTTTGACCTTAGAAAGAACCGAAGAAGTTCCACTTGCGTCCGCTTCACAGCCTCAATGGCATTTTCAGCATCTTTTTTAACCTCACGAAACTTTACTATATTTCCGCCAACTGAGAATTCGGAAACCTCTTTTAACAAGCAAACAATTAGACCGATAATTGAAAATACAGTAACAAACGCTACAAACTCAGATCCTGAAAATTTAGAAAGATACAAAAGGTAAAGCCCACCCACCCATGCCGCAAAGCCAATTCCAATCCCAACGCCAATAAGTACATTTTTTGAACCAGCACTTGAAACATTGCTGTTGTGATCGTTGCCCATAGCCATGATTTGCATCCTGTTTGCATTCTAAATGTCCCGATCATCCCCTCTAAATAGAACATGTCAATAACCCACTCTCCACCGCCCGGGCAAGCCCCGGCATAGGATGCCCCATGCCCACAGAAAACAAACCGGCCGAGCCGCTGAAGGTTGAGCGCTCGACCGTGACCAAGCTGGTGATCACCGGCGCGCCCCGTGTCGACGCGATTACCGTGTTCCTCGAGGACTTCGGCCGCCGCGACTGCCCTACTGAATCCGACCCGAGCTATCAGACCGGCCAGGGCAAGATCACGATCAACTGCTGGGACAACAGCTGGAACGCCTACTGGGGTGGCATGGGCCCGCGCACCGTCGCGGAGTTTGTCGCCGACTGCGACTGGCACTACGTCTTGAACTGCTTGGATCGCGGGATCAGCAGCACGCGATTCAGCGGGAATGCCCTCCATGCATTCGCGAAAAAGTGCATTGTCCAGCGCCGCCGGCAACAGACTGGCCGACACGACTGGGGACTGGATGAGCTGAGTAAGGATGAGGCTCGTGAGCTTTGGCACGACATCGAGGTTCTGCGTAACGTCGAGTCATCGAACGAGTGCTGGCATCACGACAGGCTGCTGACTGAACTGTTTGGCGATGAATGGCACTACCCGGTCGGCGGCAACGCTGTCGAGGAGAACCACGAATTCACTTACCTGCGCCGCGTCGTCGAGGCAGTGCAGGAAGCGTTGCGCCAAGAGCGGCAGCAAAAAGCTGCGTGATTAATCCTCCTTCTTTAGCCAATAATCCATTCGAGCAGTCGGATCCGCAACGATTTCACTACATTGCTCTGCATATTTGTTCAGAAGAATTGAGTAGTTTGCAGAATCATTGTCGATCTCTTTCATCATCGACTTCACCGCCATCTCCGTACGCGCGCGAGTCAACTTCTCGCTTGTGAGTTCTTTGGAGTAATAGAAGGCGGTAGCCGCGATATCTTTGCTTTTCTCCGATAGTTCTGGCGCCTGAGCCTCAAAAACCATTACCGAGAGGGTGTAAAAGCCTGCGCACTCGGCCAGTTCATGGGCGAGATTTGTGGTGGCTCTTTCGGGTTCATACGCCAACGACGTATGCATCGGCAGCATCATTAGAGCCAAACTAAGTCTGATCAAGGCAAACCACCCGTCATTGCGTGCGATGTGCATGCATGTCAGAACCAGTAAAGCACAGCAGTAATACCTTCCCTCTTAAAAGTCAGCCGCTATAGCGGCAAGGACGAAGTCATGTCTGCACAAAAGCCAATCATCATGTACGACGCTCCGGAAGCGGCCAGCCTGAAAACGGTAACCGGTTGGGTTTCCGCTGACGGTCGCTTTTTCGGTGGCGACGAGAACCTTGCCCGCTACTGCGGCGCAACTCATCGCCGCTGCGAAGTGAACCCTGAACACCCCATCTATGAGGTGAACAGTTCCTGCAATGAGTGCCGACACGTCCGGCGCCAAGCAAAATTCGCGGCGATGCCAGTAAAGGACTGGGCCGGCGAGCCTCTGGTTATCTTCGATGGCGACCGCTACTTCTTCGATGAGGACGACCTGCGCGACTACCTGATCGACAGCGATATCGAACTGGCTGACGTGCAGCTCTGCATCTGTGAGCCGAACTATCCAAGCGAAATCGACCCGGGAGAACATTTCTGCGACGACCTGCCGGAGGACGGCGAGATCAACGATGATCAGCTTCTTGCGGCGTTCGACCTGCTGAACGAGATGATCCGCAAGTCTCCGCCGCTGTCGTGGTCGGAAGGCGAGTTCGCAGCACGGCTCCCGCAATCTCTCATCGACGAGGTCACAGCTGCGAGGGCCGCACCATGATCACGAAGTGCGCACTCGGCTGCACCCTCTTCTTCTGGCTTCCATTGGTACTGACCATAAAGGCGGTGATCGGATGAGCGACTATTCAAAACTTAAGCAACTGGCCGAGGCTGCCGACCGCCAAATGCCAAGCCCTTGGTTTGTGCATCGCGACGGTATGGGGTCGGAGTTCCCGCCGCACCCCAATCAAAACTTCGGAGTTGACGACGCTCGAGGCTGGGCGGTTGCTTGGCATGGCGTGGGCCGCAACAGCGGAATATGGCTCGAGGAAGTGGCCGAGTTCATGGCTGCGGCGAACCCGGCCGCTGTCCGAGCCCTGATCGTCGAGAACGAAGCATTGCGCAAGGAGCGAGACAACCTGCGCGAACTGCGCGAAGACCGCGACGGCCTCCTCGAAGCAGGAGCACACCTTCTATGATCGCCCTCGCCTGGTTCGCCTACGTCTACTGCTTCAAGGGGTCGCGGTGATAATGGCGGATGCCAAAAGCTAACCGATCACCAACCAAAATACGAAAACGCCTAAGACGTGTCCGCCTAAGTATTTTCAGCTCTCTTTCAGAATCATTCTATGCAGCCTACCCAATGGACCTTTTCGATCGTTAATAGCGTCCGCTAGCTTTCTAAGAGCCTCTCTGCGCTTGCCGAAAACCTCCTCAAGCAGGTACTCCATCATCTCTAACGCATGCAGTGCATCGTCAGGTTCAATCTCGTTTCCAGGGTGACTTCCGTGATTCCCTAACCACCGCAAAGCGCTAAATAACTCTTTCACAGATTTTTGTTCTTCTGGGAGCTGCTGGATTCTTTTCCCAAACGAAATATATGAATCTCCATCTTTCTCAGGGATACCCAAGTGATTCAGTACTTGTTCAGCCGCAATTCTGATGTTATTGCAGCATGAGGCCGGACTTGTGAAATACAAGCTTGAAGCAACTGTTAGAGGAGAAACTACTTCCGCAGGTGCATTGGCGGGGTAATCAATTAGCTGAAGTGCTGGATGAAAAAAAGTAGGGGTGTAGTATTCGACGTAGTCGCGATGCCATTCGCCGTCGTCATCTACTCCAACCTCTTCTTCTACGACGCCATTGCCTACAACAAAGACAAGCTCTCGACATGTTGTGCACTTTAAAGTGATATTAAACACCAGCCGAATCATCTCTGGCTCCCACCACTCTTCATTGTGCTCGGCACTAGAGAATTCTGTTTCCTCAGAGTTAAACTTCCCTTCAAGGCGAAGTACCCCTGCATAGCAGCGCGGACATTTGTATTCAAATACTCTCTCTTGAGTGAAAGCGCCCTTCAGTATTTCCTTGTTCATCTTTTCTCCATGCAGTAATGACGATAAAAATCCAATCTTAATCTCGAGACATACTCATGCCCACAGAAAACCGCAAGGTCGGAATAAATATTTACCGAAACACCTTCGCAGCCGTCTGCCCGGCCGACGGCGAGACGATCATCTACCGGCTTGAGTTGCGATCGACCTCGATGATCCACGTCGAACACATCAAAACAGCAACCGCACTGATCAGGCAGGGTTGGCACGAGCAAATCGCCAACAGCCTTGCTGAAACGCTCGGCGGCGACCAAACCATAATCGCCACACACCAGGGCGTAGAAATCGAAACGGTGAGGCTCAGCGGATGATTCATTACCACGGCACGCCTGTCGGCGGTAAGCGCGAGGACGCCGCTAAATTCTTGGCCGGCCGGCATGCGCTGGTGCCGTACCCACGCAAGGACGATCTCGGAATCGTCGCCGACGTATGCAAATCGTTTGTTTTCGATAACGGCGCATTCACAGTGTGGAAAAAAGGCGGCCAGGTAGACGTCGACGGCTACACGCGCTGGGTCGAAGATTGGCACCGGCACCCTGGATTCACTTGGGCGCTTATTCCGGACGTCATTGATGGCGACGAAGAGGCCCAACGACGACCTTGTACGGCAGTGGCCAGAGGAGCTTCGCGGCGTTCCTGTTTGGCACTTGCACGAATCGCTTGAGCGGTTGCAGCGGCTGGCGAGGTGTTGGCGAACGGTTGCCATCGGCAGTTCTGGGCAATGGGCTGCGCCGGGCACAGGGTCATGGTGGAAGCGGATGGCCGCCGCGATGGACGCTATCTGTGACGACCAGGGTCGACCGGTGTGCCGGCTACACGGTCTGCGCATGCTTGATCCTGCGATCTTCCAGCACCTGCCCTTCGCTTCAGCCGATTCCACGAACGCCGCAGTGAACGGCGGAAGCATCAGCCGTTTCGGGATGTACGCGCCGCCCACTGCTGGCCAGCGCGCCAACGTCATCGCCGATCGAATCGAAGCACACAACAGTTCTCCAATCTGGCAGCGCGAAGCCCAGGTCGAACTCGCTTTATAACCCTCCCCCAACTCAACAGCCTGCCGGTGTACGGCGGGCGAGGTATTCGCATGCCCGATCAGAAACACAGCCTGCACGAAGAAATGGTCGCGACCCTCCGCGAGTCTCGGCAAGTACTCGCCGTGGCAATCAAGAAAGGCGCGCCCGACTGGTTCGACACCGATGAAAAAGTGGCACTGCACGTCACTGTGCAGCGGATCGACGCAGTCCTGGCCAAGGCCAGCGCATAACCCATCACCACCTTCTGCCGCCACGCGCGGCATGGAGCATCACCAATTAACTGCCCCAGCAGGGGAAAAGGGTGCTGTATGGGCGCACAAAAATTGCAGCCACGCTTTATCCGGGCCGGCGAGGCGCCTGCCTACTTGAGCATGAATTTGCCGTTATTTAACGAAATCGTCAGGCCGTTCGTGAACGAGTTCCCGATCGGGGAGCGCGGTGTCGGCTTTGATCGTCAGGAGCTTGATGCGTGGGCATCGTCTTACGTGGCAGCCAAGGCAATTGATAAAAAGGGCGCGAGGGAGCAACAATTGCCCCGCAGCGAGCGCCAGAAAGGAGAAACACAATGGCGCGAAAAACGATCACAGGCCTCTCCCAAAGGAAAGGTCTCTGGCATATCGACAAGAAGATCAACGGCGAAAGACTTTACGAATCTACTGGAACAAGTGACCGGCAAGAAGCAGAGCGCTACCTGATACATCGACTGGAGCAGATCCGGCAGGAGAAGGTCTACGGCGTTCGGCAGGTCAGAACGTGGCGGGATGCGGCGATGCGTTTTTTGGTCGAATTCAAGGATCAGCCTTCGATCAAGCTTTCGGCTCACCATCTTTCACAGCTGGACGAATTCATCGGCGACATGCCGCTGACCCATATTGATGACCAGGCCCTCGGGCCTTTCATTAAGGAAAGGTTGGCGACCAAAACGCTGCCGGATGGCAAGGTGAAGAAAGGCGTGAGCAACAGAACGGTGAACATCTCGATCGAGCGTGTGGTTCGGGTTTTATCGTTGTGTGCCAGGAAGTGGCGAGACGATGAGCGACGGCCGTGGCTGGATAGCGTGCCAATGCTCACGACGCTGGAAGAGAAGAAATCGAGTCGCAAGCCCTATCCGATGTCGTGGGAGGAGCAGTCGATTCTTTTCGGGGAGTTGCCGGCCCACCTGCAGACGATGGCGCTGTTCAAAGTGAACACCGGTTGTCGAGAGCAGGAAGTTTGCAAGCTGAGGTGGGACTGGGAGATTTCGGTGCCGGAGCTCGGTACCAGTGTGTTCCTAATCCCGGCTGACTTTGGCGGCAGACACGAACGTTCTGGCGTGAAGAATGGCGACGAGCGCCTGGTAGTGCTGAACAGCGTTGCCAAGTCGATCATTGATAAGCAGCGCGGCCTGAGCAAGGAATGGGTTTTCCCTTACAACGGCAACGCAATGCACCGCATGAACGACTCGGCTTGGAAGAAGGCGCGAGTGAGAGCGGCGAAACTCTGGCAGGAGGAAAACCTTCGCCCCGCTCACCCTGGCTATCTGTCGATCAGGATTCACGATTTGAAGCACACGTTTGGTCGTCGCCTTCGAGCGGCGGGAGTAACCGAAGAAGACCGAAAGGCTCTTCTGGGTCACAAGAACGGCAGCATTACCAGTCACTACTCGGGCGCTGAGCTCGGGCATCTGATTGAAGCTGCAAACATGGTATCAGCAACCGATTCGCGTGGGCCGGTGCTGACAATCTTGAAGAGGAAGCAGGCGTGAGAAATGGAGAAGTCACGCAAATGTCACGCGCATGAAAAAGGCCAATGCTGCGAACACTGGCCTAAGTCATTGAAAAATATGGTCGGGACGGAGTGATTCGAACACTCGACCCCTAGCACCCCATGCTAGTGCGCTACCGGACTGCGCTACGCCCCGACTGGTTCTGCAACTGTTCTTCACCTCGAAGAACGCTCAAGAATATAGCGCAAGCTTTTGAAAACTGGAAGTATTCAAACGCTGCTTTTTATTTCTTGAGAACCACCAGTACATCTTCCAATTCGGCAATCATCTGTCGAATCATCTGCTTGTATTGGGTCGTGTCGTCTTTGGCTTCATCGCCGGACAGACGCAAGCGTGCGCCGCCGATGGTGAAGCCTTGATCGTAAAGGAGCGCGCGGATCTGCCGGATCATCAGCACGTCCTGGCGCTGATAATACCGGCGGTTTCCGCGGCGTTTGACGGGGTTGAGTTGAGGAAACTCCTGCTCCCA